AGCTGCTGCGCATGAAGGCGGCGCAGGTCGGTGCCAGCGATGCGGCTGAGGTCTATATCCGCAAGCTTGAAGCTGCCAAAGTGGCCACGCACGGTCTGGGGCTGCAAAGTGCTGCTGCCCGGCAGGAACTGGGGGTGCTTATCGGCGAGGTAATGCGCGGTAACTTTGGTGCGCTGCGCGGCTCCGGGATCACGCTGGCGAACCGGGCAGGGTGGATTGACCAGCTGCTGTCGCTGCGCGGGCTTGGGATCGCCGGCCTGGTTGGTGGGATTGCCGCGGCGGTATTCGGGCTGGGTAAGGCCTGGTATGACGGCAGCAAAGAGTCTGAGGAATTTAACAGGCAGCTGATCCTGACCGGGAACTACGCGGGGAAAACGTCAGGGCAGCTTCAGGCGCTGGCGCGCTCGCTGGCAGGTAATGGCATCACGCAGCATGCCGCTGCAGGCGTGCTGGCGCAGGTCGTTGGAAGCGGCGCGTTCAGCGGGAATGACGTCAGCATGGTCAGCAATGTTGCCGCCAGGCTGCAGCAGGCTACCGGGCAGGCCGTTGACGAAACCATAAATCAGTTTAAACGCCTGAGGGATGATCCGGTTAACGCGGTCGCGACGCTCAACGATTCCCTTCATTTCCTGACAGCCACCCAGTATGAGCAGATAGCATCTGCTCAGGCGCTGGGTGATTCGCAGAAAGCTGCCGAGCTGGCCATGCGGGCATATTCCGACGCGGTCATTCAGCGCGCCGGGGCGGTCGAGGATAATCTTGGCTCCCTCGAAAAAGCCTGGAACTGGGTGAAGAATGCCGCATCCGGCGCATGGGATGCGATGCTTGGCATAGGGCGTAATCCTGACACCGCGATGAAGCGCCAGGATTCTTTTGCTGAATGGCAGGCAGCAGAGAAAGAGTACCGCGCGCTGTCCAGCAATCTTAAGGTCGACCCGGATTATGCCGGTAACAACGTTCTGCAGAAAGCGGATGCGGAAAGGTTGAGAAACGCGCGCCAGCAGGTGGAGCTGAAAAAGCAGGCTTACGATCTTGCCGATGAGCAATACGCTCAGGAAGGGCTGGCAGCCGCGCGGGAAAAAATGCGGACGGACCAGCAGGCTCAGGCAATCCGCAGCCAGCAGCAGTTTAACCAGCTGGTGGAGTCCGGCGCGACGGCTGCAGAAAAGCGGGCTTCAGCAGAAAAAAAACTCAGTCAGCTTATTGAGAAAAACCGCCAGGATGCGAAAGACGGTGTCGCCACGCTGTGGACTGAAAAGGACATTGCCGCAGCCCGCGCCGGGATTGAAAAGCAGTGGAAGGACGTCAAAACGCCGAAAGGCAAAAGCTACTCAACGCCCGCCGGGGATAAGGCAGAGGAAAAGGCGCAGGCCGAACTCCTCACCCTTCAGGCCCAGCTTAAAACGCTCGAGCAGCATACCAGCGTGAACGACGTCATAAGCAAACAGCGTCAGGATCTCTGGCAGACTGAAAATCAGTTCACCGTTTTGCAGGAGGCCGCGGGGCGTCGTCAGCTTACGGTACAGGAAAAATCCCTGCTGGCGCACAAGGAAGGAACGCTCGAGTACAAGCGGCAGCTGGCCGACCTGGGCGATAAGGTTGCCAGCCAGCAAAAGCTCAACCAACTGGCCGATCAGGCCGTGAAGTTTGAGCAGCAGCAAAAAGCCGCCAGGGCGGGCCTGCAGGCTCAGTCTGAGGGGGTATCCACCCGGGAAGCCGGGCGACAAACTACGCTGCAACGCCTCAGCGAAAGCTATTCCTACAGTCCTCAGGCACAGCAAAAGGTTCTGGAAGAGCAAAGGGCGACGTTCGAGGCTGAAGATGCCCTGCGCGCAAACTGGCTGGCCGGTGCTAAACAAGGCTGGGCTGAATATCAGGATTCAGCGACAAACGTCTTCAGCTCGGTACAGCAGATTTCGCAGGCAACGTTCAGCGGGCTGGCGGGCCAGCTTACCAGCCTGACAACAACCGGGAAGGCGAGCTTCAGGGACTTCACGACGTCGATCCTCAAAATGATTGTCTCCGTTATCAACCAGCTGCTGGTGGCCTACACCATCCAGAGCGCGATGGGCTGGGTGAGTGGTGGTACCAATACAGCATCTGCAGGTCAGTCATTTTCGGTCCCGTCTTTCCGCCCTACGGGCTTTGACGCAGGCGGCTTTACCGGGCATGGCGGCAAGTACGAGCCAGCCGGTATCGTTCACCGCGGGGAGTTCGTCTTCACCAAAGAGTCAACCAGCCGCATCGGCGTGGCCAATCTTTATCGGCTGATGCGCGGGTATGCATCCGGTGGTCTGGTCGGCGGGGGTAGCGCAGCAGCTTCTGGTATCGGTGGGATTAACGTTTACGCACCCGTTTCAGTGACTACAGCGCAGTCTAACGATACGAAGCAGCAACAGAGTGGTGATGGTGCACTTGCTCAGGCTTATCAGAAAGTGGTTGATCGTTCGGTCCGCGAAGGCATCGCGCGCGAAACAAGGCCTGGGGGAATCATCTGGAATGCCACTAAACAGAGGTAAATGATGGCCATAGAGCATTTTGCATGGAAGATTCAGGCCGCCAGCCAGCCCACACTGAGCAGCAAGGATACTGTCAGAGCGGCGCAGTTCGGTGATGGATACAAGCAGGTAAGTGGGGCGGGTCTGAATGATGAAGTTCTAAATTATGCCTTTTCTTTCACCGGCGATCCGGTAACAGCCAGGGTGATTCATTCATTTCTGCGGAGGCATAAAACCAAATCATTCACGTTTACTCCACCTGGTGGTGATTTAACGCTCTGGCGTGTTGAAGCAAACAGTCTTCAGCGAGTCACCCTGAATAAAAAAGTGGAAACCGTAACCGCAACGTTTGAACAGGCATTTGCACCATGAGCCTTCATGCTGATTATCAAAAACTCGAGCCGGGCAATACTGTCCGGCTTTTTACTGTCGATGGCACTGCCTTCGGTATGTCAGATGTACTTTGCTTCCATGCGCATAATATCGCGCATACACCAGAGGAGATTGATGCTGCTGGTGGGGATGAAAGCAAACTTCCTGCAAAATCCATCTGGTGGCAGGGGCAGGAATATAAAGCGTGGCCCTGCCAGATTGAGGGGATTGAGGCTTCCACCAGTGGGAGCAGCGCGCAGCCCAAATTATCGGTTGCTAACCTCGACAGCTCTGTCTCGGCACTCTGTCTTGCCTATGATGATCTGCTGCAGGCGAAGGTCACAATCCACGATACGTTGGCCAGATACCTTGATGCGCGAAATTTTCCAGACGGGAACCCTACGGCAGACCCAACTCAGGAAAAAGTTAAGGTATTTTACATCGATGCTAAAAGCGCTGAGACAAACGAGGTTGTGGAATTCACACTTTCAAATCCGATGGACCTGCAGGGACTGATGATTCCGACGCGCCAGCTGCATTCACTCTGTACCTGGTGCATCCGGAATAAGTATCGCACCGGCGACGGCTGCGACTATGCCGGAACCAACTATTTCGACAAAAACAATAACCCGGTCAGCGATCCGTCCCTGGATGAATGCAGCGGCACTCTGACGGCCTGCAAACTTCGGTTCGGCGAAAATAACGAACTCTCGTTTGGTGGTTTCCCGGGGACGTCTTTGATCAGGAGTTGATATGCGTCAGAAAACCATTGATGCCATTATGGCGCATGCTGCAGCTGAATATCCTCGTGAGTGCTGTGGCGTCGTGGCGCAGAAAAGCCGCGTTGAACGTTATTTCCCGTGCCGTAATCTTGCAGCGGCGCCAGAGGACAATTTTGTCCTTTGTCCGGAAGATTACGCAGCAGCTGAAGACTGGGGAACTGTGATCGCCATCGCTCACAGTCATCCTGATGCTACGACGCAACCAAGCGAACTGGATAAAGCGCAATGCGATGCAACGCTTTTACCCTGGCACATCGTGAGCTGGCCGGAGGGGGATTTACGTACCATCCAGCCGCGCGGAGAACTGCCGCTGCTGGAGCGTCCGTTTGTGCTCGGACACTATGACTGCTGGGGGCTGGTCATGAGTTATTTCAGGCAAACGCATGGTATTGAGCTCAACGACTATCGGGTGGACTATCCCTGGTGGGAAAAGAGCTATCCGGACAACTTCTATCAGGATTGCTGGTATGAGTGCGGTTTCCGGGAATTCGACGGACCGCCCAGGCCTGGCGATATGGTGATCATGCAGGTCCAGGCCGATAAGTGGAATCACGCGGGGATCCTGCTTGAGGGCAACATGCTGCTGCACCACCTGTACGGACATCTGAGCCAGCGTGTGCCATACGGCGGTTACTGGCAGGAACGGACAATGAAAGTCGTTCGCTATAAAGATTTGAGGGGCGTTGAAGTATGCAGGAAGTCATGAGTCGTATTGAGCTAGGTGGCGTGCTCGGTAAAACCTTCGGTAAAGTTCACCATCGCCTGATTTCCCGTGTGAGCGAGGCTGGTGTCGCACTTGCGAAGACCATTCCCGGATTTGAGCAGTTTATGATTTCCAGCCAGCGCCGCGGGCTTACATACTCTGTATTTAAGGGTAAAAGAAACATTGGTGAGGATGATCTTGGCTTTCCGGTTACCGGTGACGTTATCCGTATCGTTCCGGTAATCATTGGTAGTAAAAAAGCGGGGTTATTACAAACAATCCTTGGCGCAGTGCTGGTCGTTGTCGGGGTGGCTGTTGGCTATTTTTCTGCAGGTACGTTATCTGCAGCCGGGTATGGTGTCGCACAATTTGGTGCGGCGATGATGGTCGGCGGGGTTGTGCAAATGCTTTCTCCTCAGCCAACCGGGCTGGCTAGCAAACAGAGTGCAGATAACCGCGCCTCATACGCTTTCGGTGGCGTGACAAACACCGCGGCTCAGGGTTACCCGGTACCACTTCTCTATGGTTGCAGGCGAATCGGCGGAGCGATTATTTCTGCCGGAATTTATGTCGAAGATCAGCAGTAGATAACAAACCTTTTTTCAGGCCACCTTCGGGTGGCTTTTTTATGGGCGCAATATGGCTACAGAAAAAGTGTTAAAGGGCCGCAAGGGCGGCAGTTCCAGTTCCCGAACCCCTACTGAACAGCCAGATGATCTTCAATCTGTAGCGAAGGCGAAAATCCTCGTTGCGCTTGGGGAAGGGGAGTTTGCAGGGCAGCTAACCGGCAAAGATATCTACCTGGACGGAACGGCCCTGGAGAATGCTGACGGCTCCCAAAACTTCAGCGGCGTGACGTGGGAGTTTCGCGCGGGAACGCAGGCGCAAAATTACATTCAGGGCATTCCCGGTACCGAAAACGAAATCAGCGTGGGTACTGAAGTTTCCAGTGTTACCGCATGGACACGCACTTTCACTAACACCCAGCTATCGGCAGTACGCCTGCGTCTGAAATGGCCATCTCTGTTTAAACAGGAAGATGACGGGGATTTGGTCGGCTATTCGATCAACTATGCGATTGACCTGCAGACGGACGGTGGAACATGGCAGACGGTACTCAATACCAGCGTGACCGGGAAAACAACCTCTGGTTACGAGCGTAGCCACCGAATTGATTTACCTCAGGCTGGCAGTACCTGGACAATCAGATTGCGTAAGATTACAGCCGATGCTAACAGCGCGAAGATTGGCGACACGATGACACTGCAGAGCTTCACTGAGGTGATCGACGCCAAGTTGCGCTATCCGAACACCGCGCTGCTGTACATTGAATTCGACTCCAGCC